AGATCTTGGATCTCTCTCTGTTTTTACTGGTGGAACGGGAACCATTTTTTGTTTTTTATAGTTCATCATCGTTTTTTTACTCCTTTTTTCTTCTTCTCTACGCCTTTTATCACGCCTTTGTTTTTAGAAGCGTAAAAAACTTGTTCGCCACGTTTTTTGCCGTACTGTTCTTTCATAGAACCCATAATTTTACGACCTTTTTTGTTCAGTGGCATTAATCATCTACCTCTATTGCAGTTATACCTGGATTTCCGCTCTTTGCAAGACTTACTCCAGCTCTTAATTTAGCTAATTTTTCGTTTTGATCCATTTTTTCATCTGCAATGTCTGCAGCTTGCATTAATTTTGCTCTATCAAGCTCATTTTTAGCTTGATCGGCGTCTTTTTTACGTTCATTTTCCATAGCACGTAGATCTACCTCTCTTGCTTTTAGTTTTAGAAGTGGGTCAGAGTCAAATTGTGACGTAATTTTCTTTTCTTCTTCCATAAAGTCAGATGTCATCTCTGCGATTAACACAGATTTTCTAGATTCTATTCTTTGTGTAATAACTTGTAGCTCCTGTGCCGCTCTTGGGTCCACTGGAGCTGTTTGTTGTAACGCTTGTAAACGCATTAACTCTTCTCTAAACTCTAGTTGAACCTGTTCTTGTGCCATTAAACTAATATGCTCTAAAATATTTTTCTGTATGGCACCCATGACAGCAGGGTTGTTTCTAACAATATTAGTTGCCATAAAATTTAAATGTGAAGTTATATGTGCTCTATGATCTTGACCAGGAAATGCTTGAAAAGGTTTACCTGTAAGAGCAGAAATGTGTTCCATACTTGGATCCATGGGTTGCACTGGTGCAGGTGGTGGTAATATTTGATCAATATTTTTTACACCAATAGCCTCGTACATACCTCTGTATGCAGAATACAAATTGTGTATCTGTGGATTAGATGTAGCTAATTGTAATTGTGTTTGTGCTAGTGTTATTCTTTGTGACATAGAAAATATATTAGGATCTGCTACTGGTAAGATATCTATTCTGTCATCAAAATCTAATTGTTTAATTAATCTTGCACCACCTACTACATCGTATGGATATTCTGGTGGTAAATATGTTTGTATAATTTTAGATAGTAATTTAAACTCACCCCTCATCGAGTTGTATAATCTTTTGTGTATTGCAGACATAACTTTAGATCCTCTTTCAAGAAGAGCGATCGTTGTTCCAACAGCTGCATTTTGTGTGCCCTCACCAGTTTGTAATTCTGATATAGCAGCGAATCTCTGACCTGCTTGAACCACAATACCCATTAATTGTAATAGAGTAGCTGATGGTTCTTTGTATGGTAAAGGATAGAAAGCATCACGAAGACTGCCTCCTGGGGCATCTACGTCTTTAAATTCACCAGGTTGAATTGGTGCTGCTTCATCTCTTACCCGCACCCCTCTTTGTTTAAAACCAGCAGGTAGGTTTGACAAAGTTCCTGCATCTAATAATTGGCGGAGAGCGACCGTTGCCGTTCGACTCAATCCGCCAATCATATGTATCAATCCAAATCCGTAGAATCCTAGTCCTGGCAGAAATTTAAAGTGGACAAAATATTGGACTCTTTCTTTTTTTGGATCGTTGGGCGCATAGTTCCTTCTTATCGAAAGAACCGTTCCGCTACCTTCTTCAACAGTTACGATGTAAGGTAGCTTGATACCAGATGGCTCGCCATCTGGACCAATATCTTCGAAGCCTTCTAAATCTAGATCGACATGACACTCAAGAAGAGTATACATCGTTTGTTGTTTTCCAGATTTTTTAGTGCCTTCTAATTCTTTTTCTTTTTTAGAAACTTCATCTCCTGCGCTCATGGCTGGTGGACCTAGATCCACATCAGAATAAAAGCCAGCGACTTGTTGTTTTCTTAAATCATTCTCTGATATTTTTATGACGTGAATAATAGATTCTGCTTCGTCTAAACTGTTTGCAGTGTAGGGCACAACTAAATCATCTGCAGGTATAAATTTAGATACAGCTCTACCAATCATCGAATCATAGTAAACTTTTTTAAATGTAGAACCAGCTAGTGGTAAATGAAATAACATCGAATCAAACTCTGGCTCATACTCTTTCATCTGATCCATGATTTGATAGTTCATAAAATCTTTAACACGCTGCGCTTGTTGTTCTTTTGCAGGCGTAGGGTTTCCAAGTATCTGTGTTCTCACTGGACCGTCTGCTGGTAATAGCTCTTTGTATGCTGTGGCTTGGAACTGTGTAACAGCTTCTGCCAACACTGGGTGCGTTGCACCTGAAGCTCCTTGAAACGGTTCCGTTCTATTCTCGTATTTGAAACCAAGCAAGTCAAGTCCTTCTGTGTAAGATCTTTCCCAATCTTTTCTAGACATTTTGTAATCCATGTAATTAGACTTCATCTCACTGCCTAGTGGATCTAAAACATCATCAGGTAAAATATCTGCAAGGTTATCAAAATGTGATTCGGTGCCAGGTATGTTAATTGCACCTGGTTCAAAGTCGATCGTTGCACCGCCATCTTGTTCGGGTGTAACTTCAACAGGTAATTGTTCTTTGATTTCTTCCTTTACCTCGACCTCTTCGCCCGGAACTTTAACCTCGGTACGAGTGTTAGGAAGTCCTTTTTCTATATCTGCCATTTAAACTCCTATCGTTTCTTAACATTTTTTAACAGAGAAGCCAAGCCTTCCGAATCAGGTCCTTTTTCTGGTGGTGGGCCTGACTCTTTACCAGCTAGTTTAGCAATACCTCCACCAGCTGCAGCAAACTCTGATATACTTTGTTGCTCTGCATCAAACAATCTTCTTTGTTCTGGTGTCATCTCTTGCATTCTTCTTCTTTGTTCTGCTCCTAATCTACCTAACTGATAAACACCCTCACCCGCTAAAGTTGCAAGACCAAGAGGTGATACTACTCTTGCAGCTCTTGCTGCAAGTTGTGGTGATAAACCTAAATTAAAAAATCTTTGTACAATCGGTGCTGAACTAACTCTGCTTGTTTGTCTAACAAGTTCTGGTGCAAAAGCGGCCTCTGCACCTAGTGCAGCTCTGTCTATGCCACTAGATAAATCTGGTTGAAAAGCTAGGTTCAAAGCCAAAGCTCCTGTTGGAGTTGGTATGGCTTTAATCGTTTCACCAACACCTTTTAATAAACCAATGTTTGCGCCAAGGGTTGGACCTGAACTTCTAGCAGCTTTTATCTGTTCAGGTATTTGTAGTTTAATTAGATCTAAATCTGCTTTTGTTAAATCTTTTACAGGTTTGTCTACTAGACCTGCCCCTAAAACTTTTTTATAATCAATTCCATAAATAGATGGTTTTAAAGTTTTTTCATCTATTAAAACCCCTTGAAGAGCCCCTTTAGTTCTATCAGACAACTCTGATATTTTTTTATTTATTTTTTCTATCTCTTTTTGAGTTTCTTTTGGAACTTTTCCAGGTTTTAAATCTTTAATTAATTTTTGTTGATTTTTATAAAGAGTGCCTAATTTTTGTTCTGTTGGTTTCACCAACTCTTGGTTTACAATTTTTTTATCAATTCCCAATGAAGTTGTTAAGTAATCTGCTCCAACAACAGAGTTAGCTTTTAAAGATGCTCTGTGTGCCACATCAACTTCTTTTGCTAAAGCTTTGGGGTCAACCTTTTTAATTGCTCTTTTAATTTTTTGTTCCATCGCTGGAGATGATATTTTTCTAATATCCGCTTTTCTTCTAACATCCCTTTCTCTTTGTCTTTTTTTCTCTCCTTCAAGAGTTTGTTTTTTATACTCTAATTTATTATCTCTTTTCAAAACCCTGTTTATCCTCTCAACATCAGCTAAATTAACTTTATATTTTTTAGCTAAAGCCTCATTACTTAAAATACTGCCGTCCTTAATGCCTTTCAAATAATTTTGAGAGGTAATTGGAAACTCAAATCTTTTCTCTAAATCTTTTAAATAATTTTTAATTTGATCTTTTGGTCCTTTAATATTTAATTTTCCATCATAAAAAGATGGTCGTATTCTATCGGGTTGTTTTTCCATGGCTGCTTTTTTAGCAGCTGCTGAACCTTTTAATTGAGCTTCAACACCACCACCGAATTGAAGAGGTTTTCTTTTTACGTATCCGCCTTTATTGTAGCCCTGACGCATGAGATGCGCCATCATCTGTTGATAGTCCTTGTATGACTTCATTATTCTCCTAGCATGTAAGCTAGGCCTCCGCCTGCTTTATTCGATCTTTCTCCAACCTCTAATAAAATATCATCTAACGAATCTAAACCATC